GACGAGTTCCATTTAGGCCTTCTAAAAGTGCCTCTTTGGTTTCCTGCCAGCGTGACTCGAGTAGTTCTGACATTATTGTTCTCCTTAAACTTTAAGTCCCGCGAGCTTGCGGATAGTAAAAATCTCAGCGGTTTTTTCCTCTCCGCTGGGTTGTTGGGCCTGCTTATTGCCTGTAATCTCTGTGCCTTCTGTTAGTGCCTTCTTTTTAGGAGCCTCGCCGGCCATCACGGCTGGGAGATACTTGTCAAATGCGCCTCTTAGCTTTTCTGTTTGAACTGATTCAAGCAGATCGCTCATAACTGTTTTCTTATCTCCAGTTAGCGGATTTAACAACTCGCTCATAATTTCTTTACGTGCTGCTACGTCTTTAGCGACGCGGATTTCACGCTCTTTGCTTTCAACAATGCGATCTTTTTCCTCTAGAGCCTTTGTAGCCTCTTCGAGTTCAGCTTCTTTCATCTTAACTACTTTTAATAGTTTTGAAGTCTCACTCTTTTCATTGAGCAAGCTAGAAGCATATTCGCTAGCGAAAGATTCAAATATTCTGCGACCAAAGTCATTCTTACGAGCCTGTTCAATGTCTTCTTTTAGTTGAGTCATTTCAGATGTTAGTTTAGTAACAACTACATTTTCAACTAGTTTAGAAGCTTTAGCAATGAACTGAGCTCTTACTGCTTCGAATTTCGCTTTGCTTTCGCGTACAAGTTTAACTTTTGTATCTACTAGGTCTTTCTTGTCTGCGTGGAATTCTGCGATTTCTTTAGCTAGTGCGCCTACGATGAAGCTCTCTAGTTTACCGAAATTCTCAGCGACTTTCTTGCGGTCTTCGTGTAGTTCAGACAATTCAGAAGCCAATTGACGTAGAAGGAATTCTTCCATCTTCTTAGCATCTGCTTTCATCTTCTTAGCATACTTGGCTTTCGCTTCGATGAGTTGGTTGCGATCTTCTGCTAGTTCAGCTAATTCAGCTGACAGGCGATCAGAAACCATCTTGTCTAAAGCTTCAACCATTACGCCTTTGTCATGCTCATATTTCTGAGCAAACTCTTCACGAAGTTCAGCTGTGACTTGATCACGGTTTTCTTGAATCTTACTGTTCCAAGCGGATTCAATTTCCGATTTGATCTGTTCGGAAATCACATTGTTTTCAAATAATTGCTTTACAATATCTAGCATGTGATTCTCCTACTGGTTATTTGAGACCCTTGATGATTCTCATCAAGCCCTCTGCTATGTATTTCTGTGCCTTTGGATCGCCTTGAACTTCCCTTGCTATATTAAATGCCTTGTAGCCACCTACTGTATTCATTAGGTGCTCATATACTGGTGTTGGATATGCTCCCGGGGCTGATGGTTGAGCAACGATATCCACTGTAATAATTTCGAAATCGGAAACTTTACCGCTTCCATCTTCGGCAACGTTACCGGAACCCCTGCTTGATACGCCTAATTTTACTCCGCTCTCCAACATGGTTTGAACTAATTGTCCCATAGGAGTTGGAAGTAGTTTTAATTTACCATATCCATTTGGACCTTCCATCCACATTTTTGTGATCATGTGGCTGACTCGGTCCAAATTAATGCGTAAGTCCGCAGGGTGATCTACTTCTCCCAGGCATGAGTATCCGCCACCGATCTGTTCGTTGATGGTTTTGACAGCCTTAGCAATTTCGGAGGAGGGGTAGATCCTCTGATTGGCGTTTCTAATATCACCTTGGATACAGATGCCATTCAAGTGTAGAGTCTTTTTATCCCCTTCTTCGCTGCTTTCAAGGACTAGACCAGCTTGGTCGAAACTCAAGTGTTCACTGAGATAGTTTTTCACCTAAGGGCTCCGATTACTTGCCGCGGAATAAACTGGTTGTGTTAGTTCCAGTTTCACCTGCGCCTTTCTTCTCTGCGCCATGTCCAGGTACTTTACCTTTGAAAGCGCCTTTAGCTGCTTCCTTTGGACCATTTACGCCGAGGTCTTTTGTGCTTGGATTTAGTAGACCGCCTTTGGTTCCACCTTCACCTGCTTCACCACCTTTAGCGATGTTAGCAGTTGTGCCGCCCATGTCGTTCTTACCAGCTACTACTGATTTTGTATTAGCACCGTTGTCGCCACCTTTAGCAAATTTGTCATAGGTTGCGCCACCGATCTTTTCTGTGTATTCACGTACAGTTGATAGGTCTTGGATTTGGTCAACGCCAGCATCTAGGCTGTCGCCCATGCCCATTTCGTCGCCCATGTCACCCATATCTGCGTGTTCTGGCTCGTTAGCTTCGTCGCCCATGAAAGCGTCAAATGCTGCTTGTAGCTGCTCGATCTCAGACTTAAGGTCCATTACATCGCCTTTAGTTGCTGGATCTTCATCGTCGCCTTCTTCTTCGCCGTCTTCTACGTCGCCCATGAAGTCGTCAGTAGCGTCGCCTTCTTCGCCGCCTTCTTCCTCTTCACCTTCGTCTTCTTCGGATTCTTCGTCATCTTCTTCAGATTCTTCGTCGATGTCTACGAAGCTTTCATCCATTTCTTCGTCATCTTCTTCTTTCTTAGAAGCTTCGTCTAATTCTTCGTCATCTTCCTCGTCGTCTTCTTCTTTCTTAGAAGCTTCGTCGATTTCGGAATCGATTAGATTTTCATAAATTTCACGTGATTTTTCTACCACGTACTCATGGAAAAGCTCTTCAGCTTTATCCTGTTCATTGTTTAACAGAGACTCTAGCATCTCTGAAATTTTATTCTTGTCTGCCATGATTT